CCTACGGGGCCTTTTTCATTTGAAAGAAAATCATGGCTAATGCTCTGTTAACACCCACCGCAGTGACCCGCAAAGCACTGCAAGTTCTGCACCAAAAACTGAACTTCATCGGCTCCATCAACCGTCAATATGACGACTCTTTCGCCAAATCCGGCGCAAAGATTGGTGACTCCCTGAAAGTTCGCCTGCCTAACCAGTACACCGTTCGTACTGGCGCAACTCTGTCTACCCAAGACACCACAGAAACCAGCACAACGCTGCAAGTCGCAACCCAAAAGGGCGTTGACTTGACATTCAGTTCTAGCGAACTGACTTTGAGCCTTGACGACTTCTCTGATCGCATCTTGCAACCTGCAATGTCGGTACTCGCTGCCAACATGGAAGCTGATGCCCTCTCGATGGCTCTTGACGTTTACAACAGCGTTAACAACGTGGGCGCTGCCATTACCTTCAACAAGGCTTTGGCTGCTCGCAAATTGCTGGTTGACAACCTGGCACCAGGCAACGACCGTACCTTGCTCTTGAACACTCAGGACAACTTGGACTTGGTTGATGGTTTGAAGGGTCTGTTTCAAGACTCTACCCAAATCAGCAAGCAGTACAAAGAGGGCGTTGTTGGTGTTACCGCTGGTTTCGGCACAATCTACGAAAACACTCTGCTGGCTTCGCAAACCACTGGAACTGCCTTGTCCGTCACGACTTACACCGTCAACGGTGCTGTGACTGTCAACGGTACTGCGGCTGTGACTGTGGCTTCTGCTGGTTCTACGACCTTCAAGAAGGGTGACGTATTCACCGTGGCTGGTTGCAACCGTGTACACCCAGAAACCAAGGCCGACACTGGCGCATTGCAACAGTTCGTTGTGACTGCTGATTACGCTGGCGGTGCTGGTTCTCTGGCCTTCGCTCCTGCAATCTACACATCCGGCGGTATGCAGAACGTGACTGCTGGCGGTTTGCCTAACGGTGCCGCTCTGGTCAAGGTTGGCGGTGCTTCTGCTGTGTACAAGCCTTCTTTGGCTTTCCACAAGGATGCGTTTACATTCGCAACTGCTGACTTGGTAATGCCTCAAGGCGTGGACTTCGCAGCGCGTGAAGTGTTTGATGGTTTGTCTATGCGTATTGTTCGCCAGTACGCTATCTCCAGCGACACTCTGCCTTGTCGCCTGGATGTGCTCTACGGTTACAAGACCATCCGTGCTCAATTGGCGGCTCGCATCTTGAGTAACTAAAGACCTGCCCCTGCAAGCCAAAAGCCTGCGGGGGTTTTTCTTTGGTTGCATAGGAACTACATGACCACAGCACTACAAATCATTGACCGCGCATATTCGCTGATTGGCTTCAAAGCGGCAGGGGAAACCTTGTCTGCTGAAGATGCCGACTACGCACTAGACGCGCTCAATTCCATGATTGATTCATGGAACACACAAGCCCATTTCATCGTTACCGTGAATGAAGTGGTGGCGAACATATCAGGCCAATCTGCAACGGTTGGTACTGGCCTGACGTTTGATACCGTTCGCCCGACTGCTATTGAGAAAGGCGCGTTCGCACGTATCAATGGCGTTGACTACCAAATGGAAGAGATTGACCGAGTGCAATACGAAGGTATTACGCTGAAAACGGTTCAGTCCACATTCCCGCAATACTTCTACTATGACGGAAACACAGACACGGCGCGCGTGTGGTTCTACCCCGTCCCTGCTGGCTCCATTGAGGTTCATTTGCCTTGTGCGGTGTACCTGACCGAGTTTGCAGAACTTGCCACTAATTACAGCTTGGTCAAAGGCTATAAAAAGGCGTTGGAGTATTCGCTCGCTGAAGAACTCGCACCCGGCATCCGACCACTTGACCCGCTGATTGTCCGCAACGCTACAAACGCACGCAGGGCCATCCGTCGAACCAATGTCAACGTGCCACTGTTGAACACTGGCGTTCAAAACGTGCGTTTTAACATCTACAGCGGTCTATAGGCAATGAAAGTAAAAGTCCCCTTCGTAGGTGGCAGCTACCAAGCTAGATCACTGAACGCAGACGCGCAACGTGCAGTCAATTGCTATCTTGAGATGGACAACGCAAGCCCTCGCGCTCCAGTTGCCTTGTACGGAACCCCTGGCACTGTTCTAAAGATTACGTTTCCAACAAGCCCAGTCCGTGCGTGTATCTCGCAGGGTGGCTACTCTTGGTGGCTGGCTGGCTCGGTAGTGTACCGTGTGGACTCTAGCTTTACTCCTGTTGCTATCGGTTCAATTGGAACATCTACGGGCGAAGTTGGCATATCTTCCAATGGTTCGCAGATTCTGATTGTTGACGGTATCGCGGGTTACATCATCACCGTGTCAACATCGGTTATCGCGCCGATTGCAGACCCTGACTTTCCCAACGGTGTGAAGCGTTGCACCTATCAGGATGGGTACTTTTTAGTCTCCGGCAAGTCTGGTTCTCCTTCATTTTGGATTAACACAACGGCCTATGACGGTGCGGCATGGGACGCTCTCGACTTCGCTTCTGCTGAAGGTTCACCAGACAACACCATCGGTATCATTTCCGATCATCGGGAACTATGGCTATTTGGTGAGAACTCCGCTGAAGTGTGGGTAAACACTGGTTCTACTGACTTCCCATTCCAACGCTCTGGAAACACCTTCATTGAGCACGGATGCGCTGCAGCTGGAACTATATGCAAAGCTGACAACACCGTATTTTGGTTGGGTGCTGACGATAAGGGGCAGGGCATAGTTTGGAGGGCAGACGGTTACACCCCAATGCGTATCTCAACCCACGCGCTAGAAGTTGCGCTGGCTGGTTACACCTTATCGGACGCTTTTGCCTTCACCTACCAGCAAGAGGGCCACATCTTCTACGTGCTGACATTCCCAACTAGCGGGGCTACATGGTGTTATGACGCAGCTACGCAGCAATGGCATGAACGGGTGTGGCGCAACGCTTCGACGGGCGCTCTAGGCCGCTGGAGGGCCAATTGCAGCGTGTTTGCCCATGGGTATCACTTGGTAGGAGATTGGGAGACTGGCGAAGTCTTTGCGCTTGACCTTGACACCTACACCGACAACGGCGCACCCATCCTGAGACTACGTGCAGCACAGACCGCAGAGGATAAACAAGAACGCTTGTTTTTCTCAAGCCTTCAGATTGACATGGAAACCGGGGTAGGCACACCCACAGGACAAGGGCTTAACCCCCAATTGGTTCTGCGCTGGTCGAATGACGGTGGGCACACATGGAGCAACGAAAAGATGGTGAGCATTGGAAAGACTGGCGAATATTCAGCTAGAGCCAAGTTCAACCGATTAGGGCAGGGGCGTAATCGAGTTTGGGAAATCAGTATGACTGACCCCGTTAAGTTTGCGGTCTTTGGCGCGGTGGCTGAAGTATGACCGCCCTAGCCCTATTCCCCGCACGAATCCGTTTTGTCAACGCAGACGGAACCCTTACCCCTGAAGCCTATCGAGCACTGCAAGAGATTGTCCAGCGCACGGGCGGTGTGTTGGGTACGACTGGCAGCGACACATTCGGAGACATCACAGTTGGAGACTTGTCTAATAGCTCCATCAACGTGGCTTACACGGACGTTACCCAAAGCCCATCGGATAGCGCAGACATTCAAAACATTGTTTTGCAGTGGCCTACGCTGGATAACAACTTGCCTGACATCGTGCAAGCGGGGCCAATCGGCCTAAACGCCTCCATAACTTCCGCTGCACTCGTCGGCAAAACCATCACGGTTCAAGATGGTTTGATCGTTTCATTCATTTAAGGATTCGCACAATGCAAAGACTCCCCAAGCGATTGGTAGATGGCTCTCAGTTGACTACATCGGCTGCAACGTACTACACTACACCCGCAGGCACAATCACGACCATTTCAGCCTGCACGGTGACCAATACGACAGCAGGCGTTGTTACTGCTTCGGTTCACCTAGTCCCTAGTGGCGGTTCTGCCACAGCATCCAATATCGTTCTATCAGCCCGTGGCATTGCTGCGGGTGAATCTTTCAACGTTGGCAGCGCCATCGGTCAGTCATTGGCTACAGGTGGAACACTGCAAGCCTTGGCGAGTGCGGGTGCGTCTATCAACTTGGTGGCTTCAGGCTACGAGACTAACCCATGAATGTGACCTACGGCAAAGGCTTTGCAGTAGCAGAGCCTAAGACCATGCGCGAGAAGGTGCAAGCCTTGCAAGGTGAGATGCTGAAACTCCCGCAATACGAGCCGGAAACAAAGCATTATTTTCACGCTGGTATGTATTGCCGTGAGGTTTTCCGTCATGCGGGTGTGCTGATTGTCGGGCGTGTTCACACGAAAGAACACTTTTACCTGATAGCAAACGGCACGGTGACAGTCACAACGGATGACGGTGTTCAGACGTTTACCGGGCCTCACATCATCCAGAGCAAGCCAGGGGCTAAACGTGCGGTCTATGCAGAAACGGATGCTACCTGCATGACCTTTCATGTGACCGAGTGCAAAACGCCTGAAGAGGCAGAGATTGAAATGGTAGAGCCTGAAGATTTACGAATCTTCGATGCTCACAACAAATTGAATGAAATCGAGGTGACTCTATGACTTGGGTAGCAGCAGCAGCAATTGGTGGTAGCGCCTTATTGGGTGCATGGTCATCTAACAAAGCAGCAGGCGCACAGGCAGACGCATCGGCGGCTTCTGACGCTACACAGCGTTATATGTACGACCAAACCCGTGCAGACAATGCTCCATTCCGCGAGACTGGTCTAGCGGCTAACAATGCCCTAGCTGCCATGATGAAAAACGGGCAGTTTGACCGTAAGTTTTCTGCACAGGATTTGGCAAACGACCCCGTGTATAACTCTGGCCTGAAGTTCGGCCTAGACCAAGGAACACAAGGCATCAACCGCCAAGCTGCGGCGGGTGGTTCGTTCTTGTCTGGTGCAACTCTAAAGGCGTTGACCAAGTACGGAAACGACTACGGAAGTACCAAGGCGAACGAGTCGTACAACCGATTCAACACTGACCAAACTAACCAATACAACCGCTATGCTGGTCTATCTGGTGCTGGTCAACAAGCTACTAACCAAGTCTCTGCGGCTGGTCAAAACATGGCTAACCAAGTCAGCGCAAGTCAGCAGGGTGCTGGTAACGCTAGGGCATCAGGTTACATGGGACAGGCCAATGCGCTATCTGGAGGTGTTGGTCAATATCTGAACTACAACCAAAACCAAAACATGCTGAACGCTTGGAACGCTAGAAATGCGGCTCCAACTTCTGCAATGTCTTGGTACGAGTAAGAGGTAATCATGGGAATTGATTCTTCTATTGCTATGGGATACCAGCCGATTAAGCTGGACAACCCAATGAACTCTTTGGCTCAGTTAATGCAACTTGACCAAGCCAAAAACCAAAACAAGCTGGCTGAATTGCAGTTCCAGCAACACCAACAAGTGCAAAACGACACAAACAGTCTGAACGCTTTGTATGCTGGTGCAATGGGTGCTGATGGAAAGATTGACCGCGCCAAGTTGCTGCAAGGTGCGGCATCACAGAATCTCGGTTCTAAGATTCCGGGATTGCAAAAAGGCTTCTTGGAAACCGACGAAGCACAAGGCAAAGTTGATAAGCAAAAGGTTGATCTAGTTGATGCGAAGCTGAAGCAGTCGCGCCAATTCCTTGATGGTGTGACCACGCCAGAGCAATACATTGCATGGCATGAAGGCAACCACTCCGACCCAGTTCTAGGCCCAATGCTTGCCTCGCGTGGCGTTACAGCAGACCAAGCACGGGCGCAGATTGCACAAGCCCTGCAAACACCTGGCGG